GATGCTTTCCTGAAGGAGGTTAATGCCTTCTCCATGTTTCCGAAGTTTCTCTCAAAACCTAACGCTAATCCCTCTATCTTTCCTGCTCTCTTTGCCATCTTTAGAATAGCGACTGTAGCACCTGTTATTGCAGCTGTAGCCGCTGTAACCGCCAAGGCAACCTTACTGAACCCAGCCTTTACGCTTTCGGTTGCACTTCCAGATGATGATTGTAGTTTCTTCAGTCCCGCAGAGGCTTTGTCATCTAAATTGACTTCAATTAGGACTTTCTTAGTTTCTGCCATTTCTTGCCATGTCTTTTAGTTTAGCTCTCTTCTCCTCCCTTTCTTCTACCTGTGCATCTGCTTTGTTTATCTCTAATAACATTCTTATCCAATAAGCGTCTTCTTCTAGTATTTCACTTGGAAGTTTGTGGTACTTCTGGCATAGTCTTTCTACTATAACTTCAAAAGGCACTTTGCTTCTTCCATATAGAATCGCTCCCTCTATATCCTTCCTAACTTCTTCTATTTTATCTGTGTAAAAAAATCTGTTACAGCCTCTATTACTTTATTTTGTACCTTTCCATAATCTTCCATGCTTAGATTGTCTAGAAAATCGTAATAACCCAAGCTTCCATCTACATCCTTTACCTCTAAACACAATATGTTAAATAATGCAGGAACATTAGCCATAAAACTCTTTGCTTTAATATCCACTCCTTCATCGTATATCACCCCCTGTATTAACCTGAACTCCTTTCCCTTAAACTCCTTTAAGAAGTAGTAGGTATGTTCTCCTATCTTCACTTCCTCACACTCTCTACCTTTTATCTCCATTTCATTTACTTACTAAACTTAAAGTGTAGTCAATACACCAATCATTACTCCGTTTGTTTCATCTGCATAGTTTGCTGTAAATCCAAATGTCTGTGTTACTATTCCATCCAAGTCTGTGCTTCTATTCCAATTCTGGAACAATACACTTGGGAACTTCAATACCCATGACTTAACACCGTTGTTCATAGTAATCTGCATTGCTTTTGCTGTATCTGCTGCTGCGAAGTCTTTGTAAGTTGTAGCATCAAATGTAGCTGTTATCTCTCCTGTTATACTTAGTCTTCCGTTTTGAATATCGTCTGGTTCTGTACTTCCCAAAGCCCAGTCAATTACTGCGTTCTTTTCAATGTTCAACTGGAAGTTCTTTACTGTCATTGCTGTTGGACTAGACAAACCTGCGTAGTTTGTAGCATATCCAAATGTTACATTGTCAGGAGTAAATAGCTTTGCTGTGGTTGAGTAAGAAGGCGTTAGTGTTCCTGCTGTTTCTTTCTTAGCAATGAACTCCAAAGAAAGATTCACATAATCGTCTGTGTTACAGGTGATTGTTGCTGTATTTAACATACCCATTGCATAGGTATTGCCTCCTTCAACTGGATCGGCTGTTGCTATCGTGTAAGTATTATGAATGTTCGTGTTAGCTATGGTATAAGTACCAGCAGTATCTGCCTGTCCAAATATCATTCTATTAAGAGGTGTTAAGAAGCTATCATACAGTCTCATTGTAACTGTACCTTGAGAATATTCTTTTGCAACATCCTCGGTATTAACTCCTTCTATTCTCCCAAGTCCAGAGTTATCAGTAACCAACTCAGTTACAGGAATGAATCCCTGCCCTGTATGTGGATACCACTCGGAGGTTGTTGGGGCTACCTTTGTCCCTCTCACACTCTCGACTGCAAATGCAATCTCTTGCCTTGCTCCTACATGTTCGTTTGCCATTACTTTTTATTATTTAATTTATCTATCTCCTCCTTAGTCAATACCTTTCCAACACTAGGAACAAAGTATTTCTCTTCTAACTTCTCCTCTTTAACAGTTTTCTTATCCACGGGTTATAAACTCCTTTACAATTAAAGTAATTGTCCTCTTATAAACATTCAAGTTCTGGTCATAGTCATCGACATAACCAGGATTAAATGTCCAATCTACTCCTAGAGTAGAAAGAGTCCCTAAATCAAAGAGCTGTGTTTTAACATAGTCCCATGCTTCTCTTAATCTAAGCATTGCTTCCTCGACTTTCGCTTCTTCTGTTTGTTTATCTATTGTACCATAATTCACACAGAAGCTAATATCTATACTTGTATCAAACTCAATTCCTCTATTGTCTACGCTGTTTCCAGAGCCACTTCCATCCAGAATAACTACGAAAGGATTGCCATCATCATTGAGCCAATTTGGGTATGTGTATATTCCCTTAAACTTTGTCTTTCCAGTCCCATCATCGGAAGTCCACTCAAGATTGGCAAAGTAAGTTTTCAGGTTTCCCATTACTGTTGATATTTTCATTTTGTATATTCATTAAGTAAACTAATTATCCTCATTGGGAGTATATCTCTGTTTAATTTCTCCTCTATGGCAGATAATTGCTTTGGAGATTTCTTTCTAAACTTCTCCGTACCACTTCTTGCTATTTTTCTTGCTATTAAATAACCTGCACCCTTACTCATTCCGTGTGCTAAAGCCCATCTTTCTAGTGGTTCTACAGGAGGGAATCTGCCAGGTTGTCTTCCATACTCTAAAACAATATCTCCATACATATTAGAGAATATTTCTATCTTTCTATCATTAGCAGTACCCATTACACTATTCTGCAACTCTCCCGTTGTTGTATGAGAAGACATTTCATTCTTAACCTCATTTACAAGTTCGTTTTTAACAACCACCATAGCCTGTCTCTTAGCCCTGTCTCTATTGGGCTGGTTTCTTACCCAAGCATCCAATTCCCTTGTGTCTATCTTCATACTAAATGCCATTATCCTTGCTTTCTTAAAACTACTTTGTAACTATCAAACAACTCATTGTATCTAGGAGCATTTACTACTATAAAAGTATCGCCATTCCAAACTATCTTGTCTCCCTTAACAATGCTCCCAGCGTTTGTATAATCCCCATTAACATTGGCTACATAATCTCCCATTTCTTGTCCCATTATTGCAATGGTATCCTCACCTCTTTTGATAATAAACATGAGTATTGTGAAGTCTGCTGTTGCTGGATATGTGCTTGTCTTTGTAGTATCGCTATCGTCTATGTGATAGACACTAGCCAAAGCCTCTTCTTCTGCATATAAACTCATTAGACTGTTACGCTAAAGTTAATGTTTGCCCCATTGCTTACTCCGTTGAATATCTCCATTGCTTGCGATTCTAATTGACTTGGGTTTCCAATATTTACTACCGAACCGTAGCTTACACTCATTCCCTCTTCACTCTTGCTTGTAATTACATTGGCACTATTATCTGCATTGATAACTCCCTTAACACTTTGGTACTTAGCTAAAGCCCAGAATACTATTCCTAAATCAACCTCTCTTGGATAATCAAAGTACGAATTGTCTCTTAATGTTCCATCGAACTTCTTATATCTTGCCCTGTATCGTATGTTATATGTCCCAGTTGCAATACCATCGGTATCTATGAAGATTATCTTGTTAGCACCATCAGTTCTCCAGTAGTATCCTTCTCCACCCAACTCTGACTCTAAAATCGTAACAATATCGTAACTTAATGTCTTATATCCTGCTGTTATATCTGCACTTGAAATAGTTATGTCCTCTTGGACAACATAGTTTAGGACTGAACTTGCCTTGTCTATTCCCAAGTCCAGAAACGCTAGAGTCTCTAAATCAGGAAGGGTATAGTCTGGAGTGTAGTCCCCAATGAACCTTCTAAACATCGTGTATATATCTGCCGCCATTTTACTATCTAATAAAGTTATTCTGTTCTAACTTTTCCCTCTTCAAACGCTTTTTCTCCCTCCATTGCGATTATTCTTTTTTCTCCCTTTCTGTCTAGCTTCTTAGCATAGTCTTCTGGGGCGAGTGCTTTTGCACCTGTCTTGGTGTCCTGAACAAGCACCATTCTTTGTTTTTTACCTCTGACTTCTATCATTGATTAATGCAATCAATTTATCTTTGGTCAAACCTTCTTCTTGTTTACTTAATTCTATACCATTTTTACTAGCAGTTGCTAATATCTCTTTTTTTGTCATTATGCTAGATACTATCTCCACACCTTTTTTAATTTCCGATGGCTTAGAATCGACTACAGAGGCTCGTGGGTGCAATTCCAGGTACTGCTCATCTGTGATTACATTTGGAAATTTAGCTAGTATTTGTGCCTTTAATTTCTGTGTATCGTAATCGTTCATTAGCACTCCACTTGGAACACCCTGCATCAGCTCACTTGAGATACTCAACACCTCTCGTGCCTGGTTAAAACCCTCTTCTTCCATTCTCGCTGGTAAATCTGTGATTCTACCCTCTTTATTTACTAGAAACATAGTTTTTCTTAGCTAAAATTATATACGCTTCTAAATCATTTACTATTCTACTCCAGTTGTATTTATTATACACCTCTTCACTACCCTTCCTTGCCAACTCCCTCACTTCCTTCTCGTTTTCAAAGCAGTAACGCATCTTTTCCCTTACACCCTTTAGGCTTGGCTGTATCATATAACCTGGGTATCTTGGAGAAGCACAAATGTAGCCGTCTATTCCACAATCAAAGTATCCACTTCCCCATTGCTCCGACATTGAACAGTAGTTTGGCATAATAACTGGTATCCCTTGTGCTACACACTCTGTAGCAGGTAGAAACCAACCCTCTCCCTTAACAGGAAACACTCCACAATCTACTCGCTCCATTAATTCTACCATAGCTTGATCGCTTATATGTCCGAGTACCTCTTCGACATTAGTAAATGGCAGTTTTCCGTCTTTTCCAAGTTCAACCGGGAGTAGATAGTCTGCGTTGTCCCTTTCCCTTGCTTTAAGTATTAGCCTTACTGGTTCGTCTTCTTTGAACTCCTCCAGGAAAGCTCCAAGTACAATCTCCCAACCTTTTCTCCACTCATAGGCGTTCCAATGCACAAAGGTATAAATACCATCGTCTTTTCTCTCCTTGAAAGCCCACCTTTCGTCTATTCCATGATGCCATACCTTTGCTTTAACACCACCTCTTGAAAGTGTCCATTGTGTAAACTTTGTTGCAGTCAATACCAAATCAGGATGGCTCTTTTCTATACTCTTGAAGTAAACCTCTGGATACATACTACTCTCCCATACGGTGTAGTAAATCAAGGGAACATGGGGAAACTTAGCTCTAGCACTCTCTGCTCTGTCGGGAATACCGTAGGTTAAACACACTTCTGGATTATCCTCTACTAGGGTATGTCCTGCACTTACAAGTGCTTTTCTAATACCATTTGCCAACACACTAAATCCTCCGTTTCTACTTTCTGTGTTTTCAAAGTATATCCTCATTTATCTAACAGTTATCTTATATACATCTGGAGCATCTTCTGCCTCCTGCCAAGTATCAAAGACTTTAATGTCTCCCTCGCATTGCATAAACCCAATACTATGAAGGAAGTGAAATTGACTCTTATGCACAAACCATCTCTCTCCAAGATAACACTCTTTTGCCCTCCCTGCTTCACATATCGCAATAAATCGTTTAACACGAGCTGGGTCTGGTGTTACCCAGATATATTCGTTTCTAATATCCATACAATGAAAGGCGAGTAACCTCGCCCTCCATCTGTAAAGCTATTAGACTAATACATCGAATAGCAATGCACTTCTGACTACTCCACAACCGTAGATAGAATCTACAGAAACGCTCATACCTCTGTTGGTCTGGGAGTATCCAACGATACTTCTCATAGAGTAGATTAAGTTCCCATTGTCATCTTCTTTGTTCATTGGAGTAATCTGAACACCTGTACCATATCCTGCTGGCATACCACTATTTGTCATATCGACAAATGCAATACCCATA